TAAGTAATTAGATCGGAAAGAATAAATGTTGAATTAAATGTGTTCAGATTTGTACTACAAAATGTAATGATGCCTTGTCTGACTAAACTTTTAATCTGTGCTGCTGTTAATGTTGTTTTGTTCTGGTCATAAAGAATATCACTCTTTAGTATTAGATAAACATAATCAACATCTACTAATTCTGGAGTAACAGTAACAACAGAGATAGGTTTAATGACATCATCAAGTATAACTTGTTTTTCATAATCAGTTAAATTGTATGCACCTTGTGGTTTAATTGCAATCAGTACTTTGCCATATCGTGGTGGATCATTATCTTCACCACCCCAAACAGATACGGCTTGAATTGGTATATTAAATTTATTTTGTTGGATGATTGTCATGTAGTCATTCTTTGTGACCGCACGACCTTGTGCTGCAAAAGCTTTTGGTGCTTGAAACTTTATAGAATCAATGCTTTCACGCATTGAACCTAAAGATGCTTTTTGTAATGGAGTTATTGTTGGATTTCCATATCCACTAACACTTTGAGTCAATGTGAAGTTGTTTGCACCTCTAGACATTGTTCCTCTTGTTACGATATAAGAAATGTATACTATATTTCCGTTATCTAAAGATTTTCCTAAAACTCCATCACCAAATTGTATTTCGTACTTTCCATCGACACTTTCTTGTAGGAAATATACTTTACTTGTATCGTCTAGTGTGAGATAATTTGTTGCCAGACTATAAGTATCTGTAGTATTATCGACAGATGATCTTTGAACCAATACAGAAATTGTTGAAGTATCAACAGTAACTTCTGGTATATTGAACATCAATTTTGGATTTGATGACTTGTCAACAGTATAAGTTAATCTTGTTGGTATACCTTGTTTGAGAGATATGTTTGCAAATGTTGCGGTATTATTTGCGGTGTTAACAGTTAATTCATCGGTAGTTACGAAGTTGTAGTTGATGCCATCTACTGTTTCTGACAAGAATGTTGTAAATTTTGGTAGTGTCAATGAACTTTCAACAACATTATTAAAAACAACATTAACTTTAGCAGTTGGTGCAGTATAAGAACGAGGTGTATAATTTAAAAGTTTTGCATGAGAGACAACAGAAGCTCTTTGAACCGCAGTATCTAAAAACATCTCATTGGCTACCATATTCAGGTAGTAAGCATTATATTGTGTATTGTATGCAAGAAGATCTATCAATGTTGCAAGTGCAGAACCTTCATAATTGTAGTCATTTAAAACATCTTGCGATTTTAAATATGTTTTTAGATTTTGTTTGATCGTGTCAAAATCTAATTCTGTTATTTTCATTTCTGAATTTGCGCCAGCCATTTTATCTGTTTCTCTCTAAAAAAAGTTGCACATTTATAGGTGTAGTTGAGTTTTCCATATAAAAAGACAAGCTCAATGAATATGCGTTTTTGTCTGGTTCTGGATTGACATTTAAGCTTTTTATGATCGCTCTTGGTTCATATTTTTCCAGCAAAGACCTACATTCTTTTTCTAGTGCTATACCAGTAAGTGGTGAGATTAGTTCAAAAAGAAGAGCATCCAAATTTGAACCCAAATCTGGATTAAAAGGTCTTTCGAATTTTCTTGTGGACAATAGGTTTCGTATTGATCTAAGTACAGCTTTTTCGTTGTAACTTAGAGCAACATCTTTGGTTACCGGTTTTTTGGTAAAGGTGAAGTCTATGTCTGAGTAAATTTTTATGGCCATGTATTATTTATTACCCTATCCTATCCAGCAGTTTACTAGATCCCACATAATTTTTTAATAGAGCCGACTCAGAATTACCAACATCTTTGAATTGGGTGACACTCTGTACCTTACTTACCATTGTTTTTATGTTGGCAAAATAATTAACATCATGAGTTTGTCTGGTTGACAAAAAAGTGTTAATATTTGTCATTAATGCATTGAGTGTTGTTTTTGTAGAACTACCAAGACTAGATGATTTTGTTGTATCACCACTTTCAGGGTCCGTTGTGGTGGTCACAGAACTTTGAACTGTATTTGAATATGGTGCAAAAATGGCTGCATTTGCACCAATTTGCGGTGAAACTAAAATACTGGTGAACGAACCCATAAGTACCGAAGTATTGCTTATATCATCAGTTTGATTTGTAATATACACGACTTGTTTTGCATTATTAACAGCATTTCTGTAATAAGGATTGATCAAATCATTTGGATCTAATGGAGTTACACCAGATATTCTATTGGTGTGCGCCAAGAAGTTAGTCGAAGTTTGTAATAGTGTATATGATATATTGGCGACAGTTTCTAAACCAGAACAACCATTAGCCCAATAGTAAATATTGTTGGCCGCACTTATGATTATTGAAGTATTGGTCGAACAAGGATTTGTAAAATACCCTCCAACATTGTTATCTCTAACATCCTGAGCCATCCAAGAATCCATAAATGTTGGCATTTTATCCAACATATTTAAAGTATTTTGTGGAAATTCTTCTATTGCGCCATTTGGATCATCAAAATTATATCCTAATGTGCCGTATAATCCTTCTGCATCTTTAATTTTTGCCATTTTTCACCCTTTTAAACCATCGGAGGACCAATTAATGGTGTCGGCGCACCATGGTTACCAGTATGAGTATGTGAATTATACATTGATTTGTTAACAACGTCTGTCATCCATACTGCTTGCATAACCGAGAATAATCCCAATGGTGCATTAACACTACCTACTGGTGCGAAAATGCTACCTATAACATGAATACATCCTGGTACCGCTACAGGTGTTGCTGGTGTTGGCCAACCTAATGACAAACCTCCTGTTGAAGAACAGAATCCATAAGGTCCTGCAAATACACCCATGTTAGCATTTATACGACTTTCTGCGGTCAACGAATCACAAACAATAGAACCGTTCACGTACATATCAGAATTTACATCAAGCGAAAAGGCACCAGATAATCTTACTGCACCACCAAAATTTTCATTTGCTTTAAGTGCAATATCCATATCACCAAGAAATTCCATTTCGCCTTTTGCTCGAAGATTATAATCACCTTGAACAACCATATTGTAATCACCGTCAACCCTAGTTGACATATCGCCTTTTACGTGCATATTTGCATCGCCATGTATGGTAATATTGCAAAATCCTTTGATTTCTACATTGTTTTTTCCTGCAATAATTTGATAGTTATCACCAAAAACTTTGTATACTTGATCACCATTAGTGTGCATCTCAATAAAGTTTTTTGATTTACCATGCTGTAAACGAATACGCTCTCTAGATGGCGTATCATCCATTTCAAATTTATGTCCAGACTCCGTTTGTGTTACACGATTATATGGATATAATGCAGGAAACTCTGGTGATTGAGATTCAGGTTCTTGCCATAAACTAGTGTCCCTAGGTTCTTTGGGATTTTGCACATCATCAGCCATTACGCCGGTCCTTTACTATCACTTGGAGAAAAATTATCAGTTATACTTTTTTCAATCTGTGCTGGTGAAGGTATTGTTGTACCAACTTTTTTTAATAATTGATCAGCAGCTTGCAAATCAGAAGAACTTGTAGGTGTTGTTAAACCTGTTGTTGCTGCGCCAGCAATAGCAACAGTATTGGTAACTACTTGTGTTGCACCAGTTAAAACTTGTTGAGCAGCTGTATAAACTTCACCTACAGCACCTATTAAATCACCAAAACTTGCAGGAGGATCACCAACACCAAACTGATCAAAAGCACCAGTTGCGTCACCTGCAGCAGCTGCTTCTTCTGCTAATACTTCAGACCAAACATCTGAAAACAAAGTAGCAATAGCTTTTAATATCTGACCAATGCAACCTTTAAACCAAGACAATACTCGAGCAGGCAAACTAAGAATCCATTGTAATATTGCTTTTAATCTAACAATCACAGCCAAAACATATTTTTGAAAGTCGAGTATTGGTTTAATGTATTCTTTGTATATTGTCTTTATTTCTTGTGCAATAGCTTTAAGTTTATTGATCAATGCTGATGGTACACCAGAAGGATCTCCTAGACCTAAAAATCTTTGTATTGCTCTGATACCAGTTCTAATTGCTTGTGCGATAGCTTTTAAGAATTTTTTAACGCCAACATTCTTTTTGATTTCTAATGAAAAATCGCATGAGTGAGCTCTAGAGGCATTAGTTGCCGCAGTACTACTATTTGCAACTCGGCCAACTGCCGGTGATGGTATTGTTGGCAACCCAACTACCTGAGAATCATATACGTATCTTACTTTAGGGGTATTTGTTTCTATGCCTGAAGCATTTGTTGGAGCTAATTTAACATCACTAGCCATTATTTCCTCCCATTAAATCTGTATTGTCAATATCTCCAATTAATTCTGAATTGTCTAGTTCAGTACTATTGGTGTATATCGATTCTCCGTAAAAGTTTTCTCCGCCTTGTATATCTGCATCGGCACTAGATCCACCAGATGATGTGCCACCGAGAGTGGAGGGGAATAAATCTGCACCAGTAGATGCAACTGCGCCTGACGCTGGTCTGGATGCTGCACCTCTTTTTATTCCAGGTAAAACACCCATCATAACTGGAAATTGTGCTGCATCACCATCCATAAAGAATCCCATAACCCAATCACCAATTCTTGGTGAGGAGAAAGTGTCAGCGTTATTTATTGGATGTAAAGCAGAAGCCCATGGTAAATCTTTAGTTGGTAATTTTTGTTGATTGCTATCGTGCCAGCCAAATATTCTAACTTGGCATCGACCCATACCCAAAGGATCTACACGAGTTTCAATAACTCCAACCCACCAACGAAATCCGTCTTTACCTAAAAAATTTTCCATCAATCACCTTCCGAACTGCCTCTAAATTTATCTATTGGTTGGCCATAAAAATCTTCTTCGCCTTGTATATCAGCATCTGCACTAGTCACATTGATAGGTTCACCATAGAAATTTTCATTCCCTTGTATGTCAGCGTCAGTTGAATAATTACCTGTTCTCAAATCCGTTATATTGTTATAAAAATCGGTGAATCCAGATAAAGATTTGTTTTGTGCAGTATCTCTATCTATGTCTGCATGATCTTGTATTGAACTGTCTTTTGCAATTTCCAATACTGTTTGATATGTAGATGGTGCAACAATGACATGGCGAACAGCATTTACTAGATAGTTACCAGAAAAAAACTTATCCAAATCTCTGTTCTGATCTAAAGTCATGGTATGTAATCTAAAATTAATTACGCTGCCTGCAGCAATATTTGGATCACCTGGTATTGTTATCTTTAATACATTATAATTTGCCATTGATAATTCTGCTGTTCGATTTGGAACAAAACTTTCAATTCGAATATCTTCACCTAGTGTCTGAGTAGAACCATTTAAAAAAGGAACTTTATTCTGTTCTTTATTTGATACAACCAGTTTCAATTTTCCTTCTGGAGATTGTGTCTGTGTTGTACCTTTTCTATTTCTTTTAAAATTAACCGCATCATTTGGATTTAATCTTTTTTTATAATCTTGATTGTAATTGTAATCAGTAACATTAAAATTTCTTGTTAAAGGATCTATAGAAATTAATCTACTAGAAAAAGTTCCTGAATCAATATCTTCCAACATATCATGAGTTTTTACAACTTCAAAATTTAAAACTGTTGTTATATCAGATTGGAATGTTTGATACTTGTCTGGTAAATTAGATGCTTGATATTTGTATGATGCATAAGGTTTTGATCGACCGCTCAACATCATATTAGAAATAGATCTAAACTGATAACCTAGTTTATTTTCAAAGAATAACAAGTCAGCAGTAGTTCCACCATTATAAGATGGTCTTGCATAATTTGACAACCAACTTATGGCTTCGATTGGCCTCATTCTTGGTATAACAAAGTCATATAAACCTGTTGTTGGTTCTACAAAAAACTTTGATGATGGAACTCTCAATTCTTGATTGAGAATTGTTGCAACCATTTCCGATATAGGTTTTTTATCAAAGACTCTTACCGTTTTTGATTGTTCTGAGAGTAATAGTTCTTCTGAACAAAAATAAAGTGTATAAAATTCGACCGTCATGTTGACTGACGGTGTTCTAGGACCAATCTTATAAACTCTAAATTGTTTTTTTATACCTGATGTGCCACCACTACCTAAACTTTTATCAAATTGAACTTCTATAATTTCATTGCCAGTTAATTGTAGTTTTTCTATTAAACCTAGTGCATCAGATATTGTTACAAATCCAGAAGAAACAAAACTGTAAATATCTTCGTAATATGAAAATTCATAAACTAATTGTTTAATATCTAATGTTGCACCAGTTCCTGTGATTATTCTTAACTTTTCAAGAGAAAAATCTTGTGCAAATGCTATTCCTTGACCTTGAGCCATCTTATCTCATCAACTCTGAAATTTCATCTTCTAATTGACCTGCATATGAAGAATTAATTAATCTTATCTTTCTTTTCTTTGCATTTATAAAATCTTCATAATCATATACCGAAACTGATTTTTTTGTTGTTTTAACTTCTACTTGATTTCCAGCAACCTGTATAATTTGTGTTTGCTCTACAGTATTATCCCACATATCTTCATCAATAACAACCGTAAAAACGGTTACTTTTCCAGAAGTTAAATCTTTTTGTGTTAAAGTTTTTTCATAGTGATGTAGTAAACTTTTTGTATTTTCACCAGGATATTTTTTTGTTAGATAGTTTTGAAATACAATAGATTCCATTGGCCAATCCCATTGTGGATCTAATATATTATTAGGTAACAAAACCATCCAAAAACGATATACATCATTATAATATTTTGCAGCAATTATTTCAGGTGTATCAGAATCTTGTATATCATATTCATAATATATCAAAGAATTTCTCAATATTGATGGTCGAACACTTGCTCTAGCCAACAGATTGGTGTATAGAATGGAATTACCATTCCTTGTGTAAACTATTTTT